CACGGCCCAGGTTAACCGATTGAACCAGGGACGAGCGGCAGCGGACTTACGCCAGCTTAGTTACCAACCAGGCCAAACCCCGGCTGAAAACGAGGCTCGATACAATTCCTATGCAGGATTACTGGATAACCCTGGCAGTTACTCTGGAGGCTTATCTCGCTCGCAGATTTACGCTCGCCAGCAGGCGGAGGATTTCCGCAGAGGGCAGCTTTCAGTGGTCGATCCAGTGGTCGATAACATTGGCAACAGCGGCACGGTCCAAGAATACCTTGCGATGTTCCCTGACGTAGGAGAGGGCTTTACGTCGCAGAAGGCCAGCGGCATCATTCCCGCCACCATGACTTTAGAGCAGTTTGCCAGGAACCATTACGCAAAATTCGGCATTGATGAAATGGCAAGTAAGATGCGGCAGCAGTTCACCTTGCTTCCCGCAGAGCCTGCCGTCCCAGCCGACCTTGTTGACTTTATGGGGGATGATTCAACCACAGCCACTCTGGAGGACACCAATCCGTATGCCACTAACGCAAACAACTGGAACCTCACCGATGGAGCTCTTGCGGAGGGGATTTTTGGGCAGGCTAAACTTGCACAAGGTGGCTCTGTAAAAAAGCCCCAAGGGTTCGCTGACGGCGGTACTGCGTCGGCGGACCTAAAAGCATTAGACCCAACCGATTCATTGTTTATCACTGAAGATATTGTAGAAGAGGTTAACCCCGACAATGTTCAGCGCGACATCCCCCGTATGGAGTGGGACGGCGTAGAGCGTCCCACTCCCATGCAAACTGAAAGCAAGAACATGCTTGAGACGTTAGCATCTGGATACCCTAAAGCGGTAAGTACTGTAGGTAACTATTTTGTGCAGCCCGACGAGACAACTGCCTCCCAAGCCGATATGTCCCTTATCCCTATGGGAGAACTGGCTTCTGATACCAAGGCGCTTGGTGGAATGCTCTATGAGGGGATCAAAGAAGAGGGCGTTGTCAAGTTTCTTGCGGAAAACCTACCTGTTGTAGCCCAGGTTGTAGCGGGTAGGGACATGAACGAGTTCACGGGCCTGGCTAATGAAGCAAGGGCCGCTGGGGATTCAGGACTGGCAGACATGTATGAGCAGATAGTTGTTCTATCTGCCACGGGCTTAATTCCCGGCGGAGCTGCAGCGAATAAAACAGCAAAGACCACAGCGATTAAAGCGGCAAAAGACGCGGCTAAAATAAAGACGGAGTCGACGGAGATGCTTTCTACTCTAACGGGGGAGACTGCGCCAGAGGCCCCAACCGTTGCTCCAGAAGTCGGCGAAGCAGCCCAGTTGTTGGAGGAGGCGGAATCTCTTAGGCCGGAGATAACCACCGAAATAGGAGCCAGGACAAGAGTAGGCGAGACAGGTAGATATGTAGGTGCTCCAGAAGGAATCGACAGCCCTCAAAAACTAGCGTCGTTAACTAGGGCCATAACCGGCCTAACAAAAGAAGGGGAGTTTGGTCGGTTTTGGTACGAGCGTAGTGGTCGCCAAATACTAGATTTGACAAACGGAAACAAAGACGACGCTGAAAAATTAATCCAAGCCATTGCAATTACTTCTGCTAACACCCCAGTGGCGGCTAACTTTGACTTTGCTCTCCAGTCTTTTTATCAATGGAAGAACGGCCAGCCCATTAAGACAGGCATGTATACAACCGCCATGAGCAAAAAGTTGCAAAAAATGTTTGATGGCGAAGAGTGGGCAGGCAGAAAAACAAATAATTTCTATAACAATTTAATGAGAGAAGTAGACCCCTCTAAAGTACAAGGGGTCACTACTGACCTCTGGATGATGCGTGCGTTTGGTTTTGATAAGGACGCGCCCCAACCTAAAGAGTACACCTTCGTAGAAAATGAGACAAAAAGAATAGCCGAAAATCTTGGCTGGGAGCCGCAACAAGTTCAAGCGGCAATTTGGGTTGCACTTAAATCCCGAATGGAAAACAAAGACGTGAAGAGCGCCGTAGAAGCAAGGTCGATTGAAAACGGCTGGATGCATTACGAAACTATAAAGGGCAAAAAAGTAAGGGTTGTTGATGATCAAACGCAGCACGCAGCGAACTGGCTGGGGGAAGCTATGAAGCACACCCCTACGGATGCGGACAGAAAGGCTGCGGGATTTGATTATGCGGATGCGGCTCAGACTAACCTAGGGCAAATTAGCTGGGAGTCCATCCCCAGCCGAACCAGCGGCCATATGCCTGAGATATTTGAGGCCACTCCAGAAGTTGTTCAGGACTATCACGTCCAAATGTCAAAAGCGTTTTTGGATGATAAGGGCAATGATGTAATTGCCCAACAGCTTGGAATACTATCGCCCGGAGACTTTGAAGCGCCCGGTTACTTTGAAGGGCTTGTAAGTCCCGGCACGCAAACAGAGATAACGCTGCCTAGAGCGTATGGTGTAACACGAAGACTGGCTGAAATTAAAGACAGAGATAAAGCTAATGCTAGACCAGAAGAGGCTGCGGCGCTTGGACCAACAGTAGAGGCGACCTCTACTGGTCTAGCAGAACCATTTGTTGGCCCCAGAGCTGCTGCTTTTGAGAAAGACGTGTTAGCGGCTGACCTTAGAGAAGCGACCTACGTTACTGAAACGGCAGCACGAGAGGCCATGTTTGCCTATGCCGCTGTTCGTGGGATATTACTTAAACAGGACGGAGTAGGCTTACATCGACCTGCCTTTATCAATGGTTTAAGCAGGCCAAAAGCAAACGGCATTGAAGTCAATATAGGCCGGCCACTGACAGCGGACGAAACCTCTAGGGTAGCAAGATCTGTTGCGAAGGAAGCAGGCCATACAGACTATAACCCTATAGGCTCTCCAAACGGATTTAGGCTTATTAATTTTGGAGGGATGACAAACACGGAATTCCAAAAAGTAGTAAACAATGCACTAGAAAAGGTTACATTTGAAGGCGGAATACCATATAATGCTAAAATGTTTGGAGCCGATACAGGCTACTTAGGCAATAATTGGACGGAGAATTTAAATGGCGAAGGGTACTTGGACATTGGCGAGCTCGCCGGACGACCCGATTTACAACGGAAAATACGTGATATCGTCACACAACTCGCCCCAAGGGTATCGGCGGTTGAAGACGAATTCGCCGGTCGCTACAACTGGACAAGGAATAGCGGCCTTAACAGCAGCTACGAAACCCCCCAAGCCCAAGGCATAGGCTCTCTGCCGGATACGCCGTTGCCTGCTCAAAGACCTCTGGTTAGAAATGCAAGAGGAAAAATAATTTTTGAGTCTTTCGCAATGAAGCCGGATGAGGGCTACGGCAACCTTAAAAAAGCTAGGGAAATACTAAAAGTCACAGACGACGACATTAGGAAGTTTAAAGCGGAAAATAAAGGTGTAAAACAGGTCCGCGTACCTGAAGTTAAAGCCGCAGCAATACAACTTCAAGCAAATGAGATTACTACCGACGCTTACCTAAAAGTTGTGGAAGAATTTCAACCTATAACACCGCTAGGGGAGCTACAAAAAGTCCCTACAAACGAAGTCATAGCTATGGCTTTAGGTAAGAATGAGCTTAAATCCGCAGGCATTGTGGGTGAAAACTTAGAGGTCCCTAATGGCACTAGGATTTCTTCTAGGCTAGATGTTTCTGCTTACGAGGACAACGATACGTGGGTTGTAACACTACACGACGGAACAATTGAAAATGGAAACGCTGTGGGATATGCACCAACAGCGGTACTTACGGATGTCACTTTTACGTCTAAACCCGAACAAGCATTGAGGATGGCTACGGACCAGTCAAACAAAGGCACTATAGCTCGAATTAACGGAAGCTGGGAAAACCGTAGCCCGGCAGAAGTAGAGCAACTAGCCAGAGACATACTTAGTGGAAAAGCGCCAGATGCGGATGATTGGGTAGAAGTGGGAATGAACCCGTTCCGCCATAGTTATTTTTATAGAAAGTCAGATGGGATGCCTGTAGCCAGCGCGGAAGAAGTTATTCAAGTAGGCCCCTTAGTCTTGGCTAGAAAAGCCAAGACACGACCAATCGAAAGCCCTGAACATCTGATAAAAACCCCTGAAGGCACCCCTCCTACATACTTTAAGAAGGGTGGAGCAATAGAACGTGTGTATAATAACCCCAGATACATATAGGACAAAAACATGCCAGTAGATAAGGTTGTAAACCTACCTCCCGTAACTAGCATCATTGAGATGGCGGACGAGATGGAACCGGATATCGAAATCATCCTGGATGATGACGGTAGCGCGGTTGTCGAAATCAACCCAGAAGATGACGACGTTGACTTTTACAGCAACCTGGCAGAAGTGTTAGACGATAATGAGCTGTCCAGGATCTCCTCCGAGCTATTGGCGTTGTTTGAGGCGGATAGGTCTTCCCGCGGTGAGTGGGAACAGATGTATTCCAACGGACTAGAGCTCTTAGGACTTAAAATTGAAGACAGAACACGACCTTTCCGTGGCGCGGCGGGCACGGTTCATCCGATGCTTACTGAATCTATTGTCCAATTTCAGGCGCAAGCGTTTAAAGAGCTAATGCCCGCAGGCGGTCCCGTTCGGACACAGACTCTAGGAAAAGAGACCCTGGACAAGACGCAACAGGCCTCTCGTGTCCAAGATTTCATGAACTACCAGATCACTACGGTGATGAAAGAATACACCCCTGAGTTTGACCAACTGTTGTTTTACACAGGCTACGGGGGCTCTACTTTTAAGAAGGTCTACTATGACGAGCAGCTAGGCCGCATGGTAAGCCGTTTAGTCCTTCCTGATGATCTGTATATACCTTATAACGGTTCTAGCGTTATTTCCGAGTGTCCGCGTATTACGCAGCGGATTGCTATGGATACCAATGAGTTTAAGAAGCGAGCTTTTGCAGGCGAATACCTTGATGTTGAGGTAGACCCACAGAATGATCCTAGTGGCGGCAATCAAATTCGTGATGCAATCAACCGGACGGTAGGTGTCTCGCAAAGCGGTGAGCCTGAAGAAATCTTTTTGCTCGAATTCTGTGTGGATTTAAACCTTTACGGGTTTGAAGACATGGACGAGGAAGAGAATGAGACCGGAATTAAGCTACCGTATGTCGTTACGATTGCGGAAGACAGCGGAAAAGTCGTAGGAGTTCGTAGAAACTGGCTTGAAGAAGACGAATTAAAGCTTCGCCGTGAGTTTTTTGTGCATTATGTGCTAGTTGAAGGGCCAGGAGCCTACGGACTAGGCTTTGTTCACCTGATTGGTGGACTATCTAAGACAGCAACTATGGCATTGCGTCAACTTCTTGACGCGGGCACGTTATCCAACCTTCCTGCGGGCTTTAAAGCTAAGGGTGCACGGATTGCTGACGATGATCAGCCTATCCAACCAGGTGAGTGGCGAGATATTGACGCAGGGGGCGCTGAATTGACGGCATCGTTGATGCCTTTACCCTATAAAGAGCCTTCTCAGACGTTATATACCCTGATGGGCTTCGCTGTGGAGGCGGGTAAGCGGTTAGCGAGCACGGCAGACATGCAAGTAGGGGATGGTAACCAGCAGGCAGCGGTAGGAACTACCATGGCACTGCTTGAGCGTGGATCTATTGTCATGTCTGCTATCCATAAGCGTCTTTATTACGCTCAGACACAAGAATTTGAGATGTTAGCGAAGGGTTTTGGGGCATATTTGCCTGATGATTACCCATATGACGTGCCTGGCGCGTCTAGAAGTGTAAAAAAGTCCGATTTTTGCCATATGGTCGCTGTACTTCCGGTAGCAGACCCCAACGTGTTCTCTGCCGCGCAACGTATTACGCTTGCCCAGACACAGTTGCAGCTCGCCCAAAGCGCGCCACAAATGCATAACATGTACGAGGCCTATTATCGGGTATACCAGGCCATGAATGTGCGCGATATCGACGGTATTCTAAAGGTGCAGGTGAATCAGGCGCCAACAGACCCCGCCAGTGAGAATATGGAGGCTGCAGATGGTAAGTCACTCAAGGCTTTTGCAGGACAGCAGCACGATGCCCACATTGCAGCTCATTTGATTATGGGATTATCAGGACTTATCCAGTCTAATCCACTTGCTGCAGCAGAATTGCAAAAGCATGTACTGCAGCATGTCCGATTAAAAGCGGAAGAGGATACGGAGGCTGCATTGTTCGCAGACTACGGCTCAGATCCAGACAACATGGTTTCCGCTTTGCAACGCGAGGCAATGGTTGCAGTGAAAGTAGCTGAATACATGATGGAATTAAAAGGAACACAGGCGGAGCTCTCTGGGGAAGCCGGCGGAGAAGACCCTGTAATAGCGCTTAAAGCACAAGAGCTTCAGCAACGTGCTGCTAAGGACCAGGCGGACATTGCTATAAAGGAACAGGGTGTTCAGGTAGACCAAGCAAGGATTGCTCAGAATGCACAGGGCAATGAGGCACGTATCCAGTCGCAGCAAGAGATAGCACAGTTGCGTGCAGACGTGGCCCGTGAAAGAATCAACCAACCTAGTAAACTTTAGGAGATAGACATGAGAGGCTCAATGGCTCGTGACAAGAAAACACTACGTAATTTAGACGATGAAATCTATCGCATTGCGCCTAAGACCTATGCCAAGGGCGCGGAAGGCCGCAATGCTCGTGACGAGTACAGTAGGATAGACCGCGAAAAGAATTACGAAAAGAATCAGATGAACCGCATGGCAAAAGGCGGCTCAGTTAAGAAAAGCGCAGGAAAGATGAAGACAGTTCAGTCTCGCGGATGCGGTTTAGCCAAGCGTGGATGTGGGCCAACAAGACTCTGCTAACGAGGTGATCTAATGCCTTTAAAAAAAGGCTCTAGTAAAAAAGTCATCTCCAGTAACATTAAAAAAGAGATGGCTGCAGGTAAGCCGCGTAAGCAGGCTATTGCGATAGCCTTAAATACTGCGAAGCCTAAAAAAGCAGCAAAGGGTGGTTCAATTAAGGCTAAGAAACCTGCTAGAATAGTAAAAAAGCGTGACGGGAATAGACCCGTAAAGATTTATTAAGCACAAGCCCCCAGACAGTGGCTAGATACCGTCTGCTCTCATGGAAAAACGACCATGCTGGA